AGCATATTTCCTATTCCAGTTTTACCACTTGGCAAGAGTGTGGCTGGAAGTATTATCTACAAAAGGTTGAAGGCGTCAAGGAAGCACACGCAGTGTGGTTTACTGGTGGCTCAGCCGTTCACAAGGCTACAGAATACTATGACACAATTGGTCCAGTAACCCTGGACTCTGATTGGCTTGATGCATGCTGGAACGATGCATGGTTTAATCAAGTAAAAGAAGACGAAGCAATCAATGGTGACATGAATACTTGGCAGTTTGCTAAGAAGGAAGACATGTCATGGTGGTATGGTGAAGGTCGTTGGATGCTAGAGAACTGGGCTAAGTTCCGTATGAACGGCTGGTCAGTCTATGAAGATTTTGTTGAAAAAGAATATGAAATTGAAATTGACGACGCCACAGTCAAGATGGCAATTGACCGTGTGATGGTGGACTTTGAGGGGAATCGGGTGCTCCTCGACATCAAAACTGGTGCGTCATCCCAAAGGCATCCTCTGCAACTTGCTGTCTATGCGTGGGCACTTGAGAAGCAGGGAGTCTCTGTAGACAAGGCTGGCTTTTGGGATGCACGTACTGGTCACATCTCACTATGGAATCTATCTAACCTGTATCCTGAGCGAGTAGAAGATATGCTCAATGTTTTTGATAAGGCTCGCAAGGAAACAATCTTCCTACCTAACCTGTCTAACTGTGGTCGATGTGGAATCACATCATCATGCAAGTTTGTAAATGGACACGTTAGTTAGCGATATAGTACCCATCATCCGTTCTTTGGATGAACAGATTGATGCATGGGACAATATAGGGTTCAAACTCGAACACGAAGAGGAGATAAAGAAATGACTGGTAACTTCCAAGTCAGTAGCAAACTCAACGATGGACGAATATTCGTCGTTGCATCAGAGACCTATGCAGCATTCTGCGAGGCTCTGGAAAGTGCCGTAGGCATTGAGGAGTCACAAGAACTCCTTAAGCAGATGGCACAATCACTTGCAGGTGCTCCGCAGACTGCAGGACAAGCGATGGATAACCTACGGGCTGCCTTTCCTACGGGACAGGTAGACCATACTGCTCATCCAACACAAACTTCTGGCAACACTTTAGGACCAGAGTCCAAGAAGTGTATCCATGGAGTGATGACAAAGCGACAAGGCGCAGGTGCAAAGGGACCTTGGAAGGGCTATATGTGCCCTACTCCAAAGGGAACTCCAGACCAATGCGAACCTGTATTCATCCGTCGCAACGATGCTGAATGGAGTACATTCTAAGACATGAGAACACTTGCCCGTGCCGTAGGTAGCAAAGATATTGGTGGCGAACCGCTTCCAACAGTCTTTCGCACCTTTGATATTAACAAAATGGTTTTCCGTCGTTCGGAGATATCCATGATTGCTGGTACTCCTGGCGCGGGTAAGTCGACTCTTGCTTTAGCAATTGCACTTCGTTCTAAAGTACCAACACTTTACGTAAGTGCTGATACTAACGCACATACAATGGCTATGCGTTTGCTATCCATGATTACTGGCAAGACTCAGACTGATGCAGAACACATGCTTGAGTCTGATGTTGCTGATACTCGCAAGACAATTAACGAAAATGCAGGGCACATCTTTTGGTCTTTTGAGTCTAGTCCTACCCTAGATGATTTAGACCAAGAGGTTGCTGCCTTTGAAGAACTATGGGGTTGCTCTCCAACTCTCATTGTTATTGATAACCTTATGGATATTGCTAACGATGGTGGAGAAGAGTTTGCCAACATGCGTTCAACATTAAAAGAGTTAAAGTACCTTGCAAGAGATACAAACGCAGCAGTCCTTGTATTGCACCACACCAAAGAATCGTATACAGGTACACCGTGTCAGCCACGCTCTGCTTTGCAGGGCATGGTTGCACAGTTACCTGCTCTTATCTGTACAGTTGGAACTGATGCTCCTGGGTTTATCGCAGTAGCACCAGTGAAGAATCGTTACGGAAAAGCAGACCCGTCAGGCAATACGGCTTTTTGGCTTAACTTTAATCCTGAATATATGGATGTCTCTGACATCGCTGAGAGGTTAAAATGAGTTTCATTGACCCTATCGTACCCACTCCTGATTGGGGTAATCCGTTTCCAAACGTAGAACCCGATGAGTGGGAAGATGATGATGACTAAACATATAAAGGACTTAAAGCCAGATTACACAAGGGCGATGGATATCAGTGGTGAGCCAACTACTGTATGCATCTGTGGAAGTTTCATCTGGAATCTAAAGGTAGCATTCGCAGAGGATGGTACTATAGGAATGTATTTCAGAGATATGGAGTGTGCTGACTGTGGAACACAGGCAACCGCCCCAATTGAGGAGTAAGAATGAAACTAACAACATACGCTTGGATTATGGCTGCTGTAGTCTTTGTGGGAACTTTGCCTCACGCTGTGGGTGCGATGTTTTTGGAAAGACAGATAGCAATCAGAGACAACTGCGCTAAACCAGTTTTTGGTGTAATGTCAGTATCCGAGATGAAAAAAATGGCAAAATGGATTGCAAAAGGCAAAGTCCTAGAGCAATACAAAAGTACTAGAGAGTGGAACGCATTGTTTACATTATGGAACAGAGAGTCCCGATGGGATTACACTGCCAACAATCCACGCTCAAGTGCTTATGGCATCCCTCAGATATTGGGAATGCCAGAGAATACCCCGATGCTTAAGCAAATTGATTTAGGCCTCAAATATATAAAGCACCGTTACGGTAGTCCATCAAAGGCATTAGCCTTTCATAACCAAAACGGCTGGTACTAATAATGGGTGGTCGCGCAGCAAAGGCTAAAGGTGCGGGAGCAGAGCGAGATGTAGTCAAATACCTCAAGCAGTGGTTCCCGTACGTAGACAGACGCCTTGCTGGCGCGACACTCGATAAAGGTGACATCTCAGGTATTCCTGGTGTCACTATAGAGATAAAGAACCACGCTAAGATGGACTTAGCAGGTTGGACAGAAGAGTTGATAGTCGAGATGGCTAACGACAAGGCTTGGACAGGTGTGGTTGTGCACAAGAGGAAAGGGAAGGGGAACCCTGGAGACTGGTACGCAACCATGCCTGTGCAGGTGTGGGTCGACCTTTTGCGAAAGGCTTTAGATAAATGAATGAAGATAACCCGAACATCACCGCGATACTAGAGCACTATGGTGCTACTGTTCCGACTCGTAAAGGTTGGGCAAAGATGAAATGTCCGTTTCACAACGATTCACACGCATCATCAGCGGTCAATTTAGATTTGAATATTTTTAAGTGTCATGGTTGTCAGTACAAGGGCAACGGATATAATCTTATTAAGGATAAAGAGGGGGTAAGTTTCCGTGAAGCAATCAGCATCGCAGAAGGAATCCTTAACTCGCGCGGGGAAGTACTACCACAGCGCGTTGGCAGAGGCGGAAGAATATCTAGCGGAGCGAGGAATAACCTTAGAACAGGCAACTCGCGCTCGATTGGGCGTCGTGCTAGAGCCCTTAACGGGTCATGAAGCATACATCAATCGCTTGGCGATTCCGTATCTTACGCGTTCGGGGGTGGTTGACATACGATTCCGCTCCATGGATTTGTCAGAACCAAAATACATGGGGATGGCTGGAGCAACGACCCATCTATATAATGTCGGTGCCTTCTTTAAAGCGACGTCATATATATGTATATGCGAGGGTGAGATTGATACAATCACGCTTGATACTGTTTGCGGTATACCTGCGGTGGGAGTCCCAGGAGTCAACAACTGGAAGAAGCATTACACGCGCCTTCTATCGGACTTTGACAAGGTATTCCTCTTTGCTGACGGGGATTCTGCTGGCTCTGACTTTGGTAAGTCTCTTTCTCGTGAACTGGGCAATCTGGTGGTAGTCAATATGCCAGATGGTGAAGATGTGAACAGCATGTATCTCAAGAATGGTGTAGAATATTTTCAACAAAAGATTGCGAGTGTACAATAATGTTGATACCTATGGATGGACACTTCGAGTGTTCAGAGTCTGAATGTGACTTCATTACCTGTGATTTGTTTGAGTTTATGGAGCATTGTGGCGTTGAGTATAGTTGGAATGTCAAACTGAATAAGCGGTACT